TTGTACCAGCCAACAAATAATCGGAAATATCGAGGGTATAAGTACCTGCAGATACATTCTTATAAATCTGCTCAAACGTTTGTGTTGTGCCACGTTTGATAGTTACGGTAATATCTGCTTTGATACCATCAGATTCTCCGTCAGCGTTCACGTGGTTGTATGAATAAGTAAGTTCAGCGTTGCCACCTTCTTTGACCTGCGCCTTGTCAAGGCTTGCTGTAATGACGATACGGCTCGCTGTAGAACCTCCGCCACCACCGCCACCGCCTGTAAACTCAGCTGAGGCAATGACGTTACCTGTAGTACCGTAGATTGTAAGGATATTCTTGTCGTCTTCTTCGACTACTTCAACACCGCTTACAGCTTTACTTTCAAGGTCTCTGACTTTGGCGGTTATCGCTGAGTTTTGAACTGGATTCGAACTCTCTGCATCCAAACTTGCGTCCACGTTGATTTGGTCGAAAACAATAGCAACATTGCCATTGTTATCTGGATTGACGGTCTGTCCGTTCAATGTGATTGACTTGATTTTTCCGCTACCATATTCCTCCCAGCTTGCAGGAGTGAGGAAGTTCGCGATATCGGTAGCAGAGAAACGATAATCAACCCATTTGCCTGCAGAGACCTCGAATGACATTATCATTCCTGGTTTATTTTCATCCTTGATTTTTGTGTTCACAAGAGCAGCAACGGCTGTTTCAAGTGTGTAGTAACCGCTTGCCAATGGCTGTTCGTTGGTAACGTTGTAGAAACCGCTTCCGGAACCAGAACCGCTGACCTCAACGAGGTTATTTTCTTCATCACTCCATACGTATAGCGAAGCACCGCAGAGATATACCTTGTCTTTGAAAACAGATGATGTTTCGCCATCAATATAGGCATCTACACTATTCCACCAGTTCATATATTCTCCGGCAGAAGACCTGCAGGCGAATGTCTGTTTGGCGATAACATAAACAATGTCGCCTGTCGTTATTCCTTTGTCAAGGATGACGGCGTCGTCTATGAACTCGTCAAAGCGAGCTGACGAACCATAAAGAGCGAGGTTTATTTTACCTTGAGCCTGTGTTATTGTCTGAGCAGCATTGTTAGCGTTCTGTGCTGCTTGGTTAGCTGTTTCAGCCGCTGTTTGTGCAGTCTGAGCAGCATTGTTAGCTGTTTGCGCAGCTGCATTAGCCGACTGTGCCGCTTGATTGGCAGTTCCGGCTGCTGTTTGTGCTGTTGTAGCCGCTGCTATAGCCGGCTTCTTAAGTTCCTCAATAGGCACGAGAACCATATCGTTGCCTTTCTTTCCAGGCAATGATGTCACTTCATTGATATTATTGACGACTGGCAGTTCATCAATACTGTGCGAGCGTGATTCTATCTCATTGAGAACAGCTTCAACCAATCCTCCTGATTGGACTAATTCTTGCGCTAAAGCTTGTAATTCTGTTTGTGTTGCCATAATTAATTACTATTTTGATTGTTATTCGTTATTATATGTTCCACAGATCCATCTCCAATAGACAGCTTGTACATTTTTCTCAAGTTCTGGATTTAGATAATCATCAGTAACAGTACATTCCAAAAATATATCCTGCCCCATAGACAAAGTAAGTTGCTCACTCCACCCGATTCTTTCCTTATAAAACAACGACTTTAAAGTTATAGGATGAATACTATGTGAATGAATACATATAATATTCCCCAAATAAGACAATGCTTCCCCATGTTCATCAACATCATCATTTGCATATTCCAAACCATCATAAGAGGGTAATAATAAAGTGAGATTAGGTTCTTCTCCTAATTTATTATAATCAATCCCTAACCAATTTCCCGTTTTTGTAAAATCAATATTGTGAATATTCTGTGCAAGATCATAGTCAATTAAATATTCGCTCATGTTTTCTCTGTTAATAATCACTTTCTTTTTTTTCAAGAATCCTGAAAATGTTCCCGTAGTTGCTTCCAATTTCCCCGAAAACTTGCCATTGACAGCTTCAATACTTCCGTCTTCCAATATCTTGAAGTTCTCATTGGCTGTAACAAGTCCTTCCAACTTGATGTTTTCAGCTTTAAGGAAAATCTTAGACTCTCCGTTTTCCTCAATAGCAACTCCTATCAATGCCATATTACCGTTAGCGTCTTGGCAGTAGATACCGCCACCTTCCGGCTTGATGACAAGTCCTGTTTCTTGAAGAGCCTGCTCGTCCTGGTCGAAGACGGCAGCGGATATTTTCACAAGATTAGCCGACTGCTCAAATAACGTTCTGTACATATATTTCAGCGACTCCAACCTGTCAGTCGTCAGTATCAGCATATACAGATGGATTTCTCCTGTAAACCCTAAAGTAAAATCGCCTGTACCATTCCACAATCCCGAAGCGTTAAACTGTTGGTATTTGCCGTTGGTTGAAGACATATCCTGCCTTACCGAGAATTGCTCATGTTCTACGAATCCTGAAGTGTCGTAATTATCAAAACTTATATTAAGGATTCCTGGCGTAACTACTTTAAATAAAAACGACACATATATGCTTGCAGGTTCTTTTAATCCGTCTCCATTAATTACAAATTCTGGCAATGACAGATAATCGCTATGGTTCTGTCTGATATAATTGCTTCTGATACGGCATATCGTTCTTTCGCCGTCCCATTCCGTCAAAGCGAAGTTCTTCTTGAGGGAGATAATATTATCAGTCCAAATCCACTTGCTGCCTACCTTGTAAAAGACGACATCATTGTTGGTATGCCAATTCAGCATGCCGTTATAGAAGTTAGGATTGGCAAGAAAGCCCTTATCTTGCATAAAGTCCTCTCGTAATCCCTCTACCATGGATTCAATCTTACCCTCCATGACCTCAAATTTGGTTTTGATGTCTTCACCTGTTGTGAGTAGGAAAGTGCCACGTAAATAGGCGTTATCGGCGTACAGACCATTTCCATGCGGCTGCTTGTCGAGCGGAAAATTGCTGTCGCCTATGCCGTCGAGATTGCCGAGACGGGCACGAAGACAACCGACAAAATTCTTTGTATTGACACCGTCCATGATGTCAATGCGTGGTTGTCCGTCTTCCGTAGCTGCTATAGATATGAGACTTTGTCGATATGGGTTTTCAGTATTGCCCATAAGGACGCATTCGTCGCCCTCCATAGGTGATGTTCCCCATTCGGTAAACTCGGATTTAGGGATGATGACTTTACCGTCAACCACTGATTGCACCTCCACCCAGTAGCCTCTGACTGGACTTTGTGGCTGCCCGTTATTGTTATTTTCGATGCCGGAAAACACCTGACATCTTATAAGGTCGTGAGCCATGAAATAGTTCTCACCCTCGAAAGTAATCTTATAAGTCTCTCCAGCGTCCTCCACGGTCTTTATCTTTCCGTTGGCAGCGGAGACTATAATCTGACCGCCAACGGCTCTTATACGCTCTATGAGAAGCTCGAAGACAGTCATAATCTGACGGACGGTCAATCTGTCTATCTCGAGGTTGGAAAGTCCCCAATCATCAACCCAAAGCTGCCAACCTTCGCCTGTGAATCCATTTCGGAATTCGGCAGAACGCAAAAGATGACGCACCACCATGGTGAGGAGTTCTGCGTTGCCGTCTCCGTCGATACGACCGCCTCTCTCGCCAGAAGTGTAATATCCTATATCAAGACCTTCCTTAAAAGTTATTTTCTTTAATGCCTGGTCTTCTTTTACCCTACTTAAAAAATCACGCTGGGTTCTTCGAGCCGAGAATAGATTATTATCAGTCGGCAGCGTATTATCACCTGTTCTTATTATAGGTAGAGAAATATTACCAGCAATGCTGTGTGTATAATTCCGAATGTCATTTATATCATCACCAATTTTAGCTATCGCTCCTTTTGAAAGAGCATCGCTAATTTCTATATTCATCTGCGTAGGCAGATTAACCTTACGGGTAATCTTTGTGATTCGGCTTTTCTTGTAACCCGTTTCCGGGAAATACTTCTCGCTTTCCAAACGAACAGGACGACCCACATACAGTTCTATCTCATTTTTTTCAATATACACATAATCAGTAGGAGCTTTATATATTGAAACGTCTATGGCATTCTCTTCATTGAATTTGTTTACCGCTTCACGAAATTCCTCTTCTGCTTTTGTGTAATAATCAAATGGCATATTGATATTCCATAAGATATACTT